GATACAGACCCTAATAAGCTACAAGAAATTTTAAATCGTATGCAGCTACAAGCATCTATGGGTAAAATGACTCAAGGTGGAACAGATACAATATACGGTGGTGGTAGAGCTGGTTATTCATTCCCTGTAGGGGATAATGCTTTAACTGCTGGATTAACTGCCGGTGGTTATTCTAACAAATATGGTGATGAATTTGGATTGACTGGTGCTGATGTTGCATATAACTTTGGTAAGAATGCAATTGGTGCTAATTATGAAAAAAATCGTTATGTTCAAGAACTAAACCCTAGAGGTGGCATTGATACTGGTAAACTATTAGAATTATTTTATCGTAGACAATTTTAATGAACGACCATTGGTTTATTATCCTGTTAGCTGTAATCGCTAACATTACACTTATCATAGGAGTTGTACACCATTGGTAAGATAACTTTTTAGGCGAACAGGGTAGCTCCCTTTCTGTGCCAACTCACAGATAGCCTATTTTCTAGTTGGAGAATAGTATGCAATTGACTAAAGATGGTAAGTTTTATCAAGCGCACGATATAAAAATATGTCGTAAATGCCAATGTGAATTAATTGATGGCAACAATTTTAATGTTAGTTTGGCTAAATATCAGAATTGGATATGTAATCCTTGTAAAAATGAATATGATTTAGCATTAAAAGAAAAAAATCCATTTAGAAATCACGGTGCATCAATTAGGCGATATGGTATAAGCACTACAGAATACGAGCAGTTATATAAAGAACAAGATGGTTGTTGTAAGATATGTAAAGACTCAGCTCCATTACATTCAAACGACAGAACTAGATTATATGTAGACCATTGCCATGACACAAAGAAAGTTCGTGGGTTATTGTGCAAGAATTGTAATTCTGGATTAGGTCAATTTAGAGAAAATGTAAAAACAATGGAAGATGCGATAAAGTATCTTAACGACAATAAATAATCATTGGTAACATATGGCAAACTGGTGGGATAAGAACTTAACAGACAAGCAAAAGTTTCGGTTACAAGAACCGCAAGATGCGAGCTTGCTTGACGTAGTTGCAAATGTACCTAACCCAGTAGGCGATGTAGCATCAGGATTACTTGCAGCACAGGATGTATCTAAAGGCAATTATGGCACGGCTGCGCTTAATGCTTTGGGCTTATTACCGTTTATACCTAGTATGGGTGGAATAGTTAAAAATTCAGATAATTTATTTCATGGTTCTATAGGCAATCTTATTGGGGATTTAAGGTCTGGGAAAGGCACTTTAGGGGAAGGTTTTTATTTAACCAATACTGAAAACCAAGCAGCACTTTATCCTAAACTTCATGCAAAATTAAAAAAAATAGAAAATCCAGACATAGTAGTTACTCCAATGACAACAACAGCAAAAAATATATATGAATTAACTGATTTGCCTGTCGGTGGTGTTAATGTTAACAAATTAAAAGAATTAGGCTACGATGGCATTTCTTATAATAATGAATTAATGGTTTTTGACCCAAACAAAGTAAAAGTTTTAAAACGCAACTAATTTTAACAACAGGGTGACCAACCTACTAGGAGTCACAACAAAATGACAGCAGAAACAACAGGAACACATGGCGGTGCAAGAGAAGGGGCTGGCGCACCTTTGGGCAACCAAAACTCAATAAAATCAAATAGATTATTTTCTGAAACAATCAAGAGAATGGTCACGCAATCTGAAGGTGAAGTAGTAAGAAGGATTGCTACTGCATTGATTGATAAGGCTGCTGAAGGTGACATGAGTGCAATTAAAGAGTTTGCTGATAGATTAGATGGCAAGTCAATGCAAGAGAACAAAGTAACTGGTGATGCTGATGCACCATTGGTGATACAAGTGGTAACGGGTATAGATGACAACTACTAACCCGATTGACTTAGGCTACAAGCCTCGGTTACCACAGAAAGAGATACATAAAGCAGTAAGAGAGAATCGTTTTGTAGTAGCTGTAGCGCATCGTCGGATGGGTAAAACTGTTTCTGCTATAGTGCAATTGATTCATTCTGCATTACAGAATACACAGAAGAACCCAAGGTATTCTTATATTGCACCAACGTATTCACAAGCCAAGAGGGTCGCATGGGATTACCTAGTAGAATATACTCGCTCACTTGGTGGTACTGCAAACATCGCAGAGCTACGAGTGGACTTCCTAGGGAGAAGGATAAGCCTGTACGGAAGTGAGAACGGTGACAGCTTACGTGGACAATACTTTGATGGTGTTGTGCTAGACGAGGTAGGTGACCAAGACCCAAAGATTTGGAATGAAATAATTAGACCGGCTCTTAGTGACAGAAAGGGGTTTTGTTTATTCATAGGAACTCCTAAAGGCAATAACCATTTCCTTGAGTTTAAGCAAAGAGCGCAGGCAACCGAGGGTTGGAAGTTCTTAGAATTTAAGGCTAGCGATACAGGTATTATAGACCCGTCAGAGTTAGCAAGCGCACGTAATGAAATGGGCGATGACAAATACCGCCAAGAGTTTGAGTGTAGCTTTGATGCACCAGTAGAGGGTGCTTACTACGGTAAGTTACTAATGGATGCAGATAACGAGAACAGAGTAACTAAAGTTCCTAAAGATGGTCTAGCTAAACTTGTATGTAGCTGGGACTTAGGTGTAAGTGATTCAACCTGTATTTGGGTGGCTCAGATAGTCGGCAAAGAGATACAGCTAGTAGACTGTACTGAGAACCACGGAGTCGGACTAGATTATTATGTGAGCTGGTTGCGTGACAATGGTTACGATAAAGGTCAGCAGATTCTTCCACACGATGTAAGAGTCAGAGAGATGACAACAGGTCGTAGTCGTTTAGAAGTATTAATGGAAGCTGGACTAGATGTAACAGTAGCACCAAGCCTATCTATAGCAGATGGCATTCAAGCAGTTAGACGTATGCTGCCGAGATGCTGGTTTGACATAGAAGGCACAAAGAACGGTCTAGTAGCATTACGTAACTATAGACGTGAGTTTAACGAGAAGCAGAATGTGTTTTACGATAAGCCAGTTCACGACTGGTCATCACACTTTGCAGACTCGTTTAGGTATTTAGCAATAGGGTTAGTAGAAGCAGACACAACGTGGTCACAACCATTACAACAAAATAAGGCATGGGTCGTATGATGAACCAAGAAGAATTAAAGGCACTTGTTGCTGATGAAATCAATAACGCTATTGGCTACTTAGAGTCAGATACGGTTCAAGCTCGTGCTGATGCGATGAGCTACTACTTCCGTGACAAGTACGGAACTGAGGTAGAAGGTCGCAGCCAAGTAGTTACCGGTGAGGTAGCTGAAGCCGTAGATGGTGCATTGCCTCAACTAATCCGTGTATTCACGTCATGCGAGGATGCTGTGCGTTTTGAGCCTACTAAAGACGGTGAAGAAGAACTCGCTGACCAAGCTAGTGACATGGCTAACTGGGTATTTTATAAAGACAATGATGGCTTCTTAATCCTACACAACTGGTTCAAGGATGCTTTGCTTCAGAAAGTCGGTGTTGTTAAAGCCTACTGGGAAGAAAAGAAAGACACCATCAAAGAGAAGTATAAAGGCTTAACCGATGACGAGTTAGCCATGATTATGCAGACTGGCGAGTGGGAAATCACCAAGCAAATGACCGATGTAGTCATTGGCATGGATGGTATTCCTTACAATACGCATAACATTACAATACAAAAGATAAATGATGAGAGCCGTATCGCTATTGAGAATGTCCCACCAGAGGAGTTCTTAATCAGCAAACGTGCTAAGACCATTGAAGACTCACCATTCACAGCACACCGTAGAATGATTGCCCGTGGTGACTTGATTGCTATGGGTTACGAGAAGTCTATCGTAGACACAATCCCAGCTAACGACCGTTTAGAGTACGCACCAGAGCGTTTAGCTCGTTTTGGTCGTGATGAGTTGCCTGACTACACACAGTCCAGCGACCTATCAATGGAAGAGGTAGAGATATTTGAGTGCTACATCAAGGTAGATACTAACGACAACGGCTTGCTAGAGCTACGCAGGGTTATCCTAGGCGGTGAAACAATACTGTCTAACGAAGAATGCGACTACGTGCCATTTCACTCTGTATGCCCAATTCCTATTCCACACAAGTTCTTTGGTCAATCACTAGCCGACAGAACAATGGACTTGCAACTAACCAAGTCTACTATCTTGCGTCAAATGCTAGACAACTTGTACCTAACCAACAACGCACGAGTAACTGCCGTAGAGGGTCAAGTAAACTTAGATGACTTACTAACGTCTACTGCCGGTGGTGTTGTGCGTGTTAAGAATAATGCAGCAGTTACACAATTAAACGTACAGAACACAGCCGGTCAGTCATTCCCAATGATGGAATACCTAGACGGTGTACAGGCTAAACGTACAGGTGTTAGCGACCTACAGCAAGGTCTTGATGCTAACGTGCTTCAGAACACTACAGCAACAGCCGTGGCAGCCATGATGCAACAGTCAGCAGGTAAGCTAGAGCTAATGGCTCGTATCTTTGCTGAAACAGGTGTTAAATCATTATTCCGTGGCATCTTGCACTTACTATGCAAATACCAAAACCAAGCCAAGACAATCCGTATGCGTGGCAAGTGGGTATCTTATGACCCACGTGAATGGTCTGACCTTTACGATGTATCAATCAACGTAGGCTTGGGTAACGGTAACCGTCAAGAGCAGATTGCTATGTTGCAAATGATTATGTCTAAACAGGAAGAAATCATCGGCAAGTACGGTGCTAATAACCCATTGGTGACTGTAACGCAATACCGTAGCACTCTTGGTCGTATGATTGAAATGGCTGGCTTTAAAGACACC